TAATTTTGTGGCCCTCACCTTATTCTGACATTTTTCTGTATTCCAGTGATTTTTTTCTGACAATCCCCACTTCCTTAATTTTTCCCTCTTTGTATCTGATGATAATGAGCAGTGAAGGGAGCAGTATTGTGTGGGTAAGTTCTTTTTATAATCCGATATTCTTTTACATCTTTCAAATAATTTTCCACACCCACCACAAATCGCTATTTCTCTATTATTGAATTTTCTCCACGCATACATAGAAATCTTATCGATAAACCTTTGTTTTCTATGCTTCCAATCAACTACGAATTCTTTTTTGGTCCATTCACATATTTTTTTAATCTCTATCGGATTTCCAAATTTTGTAATGTTCATAGTGTTTTATCCTGTTAAATGAATGTTATTGTCCTATATGTATAAAAGAAAGAGGCATTTCTGCCTCTTTTGAATTGTTGATTAAATGCTAGAAAAAACCGCTCCACTAGCCAAAATATTGAAGTCCAAGACGATGAATTCTACCGTTTTGGTCGGTTGAATATAGATCTTACCATACAAGATGTTTTCATCAATGATATCTGCCGTATTGGTTTCCTCATCCATCTTGACGAAGAAGTTATACAAACCAGACCGTTGTTTAACGGAATCCATATAAGGATTGACAATAGCCAGGAATTTATTCCGGGTCGCGGAGGTATTCTGTTCAAACAAAAGATACTTCGAAGTGGAAGCGAAGAACTTTTTGAGGTCAATTAACAGCCGGCGCACATTAATCCGGTCCGTTGCTGACGCTGCGTCCTGAAGAGTCTTCTGACCCCAGATAGCTACGCCTTCTCCAGGGAAGATAGCAATGGGGTTAACCTTACCCTCATACAGATCATCCCGTTCCGAATGCGTCGTCCGATCCGTCACGCCGACGGCGTTGGAAATTCCACCCCGGTTCAAACCGGCCGGCGCGAACCAAGGGGCCGCCACTTTATCATTCGCGGCGTATACGGCTGGCATCACCACGGAAGGCGGCACCGTTACGATTTGATTGATATTGGTGTCAAGAATCTTGACCCACGGATAATAAGCAGCGGCGTAATTGGTATCAAACTGCGCGGCGTAGCTTACTACTTCCGAAATTTGTCCGGCGCTGGGGTTACCATCATCCGCGTAAATATCCATAATGTAGAAACAATCACCACGCTGCTCACACATATCAACGATCAAATTGGTGAGATAGCTGTGATATTGGTGAATAATGCCAGGAGCAACAATCAGATTGATATCAAATTCATCCGCATTGCTCAAAGCGCCAATACATTGTTTGTAAGCAATGGACCCGGCGGAGGTGCTATTGACACAATTCAAACCCTGGGTGTTACCCGCAGTGATGTCGGCGCCGACATTAATCGGAATTGCGGGGCTCTGACCATCAAAGCCACCTTGGAAACCGAATACAAACTTACGCATCTTTGTGTAAGTGTTTTCGTTGACGCTATCATATTCAGCCGGAACCGAACCGCTTAAGGCGGCGCTTAACAAACTGCCGAAACCGACGCCGTTGGCCGTGATAACTTCATCCAAGGCGAACACGGAATTACCTCCAATGCTACCATAAGCCCCAAATTCAGGCAACGGAGCGAAGTATTGCTTATTGTCATCTGATGCCCCAATTCCAGTCGAGCTGGTGGGATACAGGCTCGCCAATTCAGAATCGGCGCCGGTCGGAGCGTCATCAAAAGTTATACCGGACGGATATTTTCCAGGATTGCCGCTATACACGGAAGCCTTGGTGTATTTCATCGTCGGAATCCAACGACCCGCGGAACTGTTAATGGGCGTGGAATACGCTTCAAAACCATAAGGCACCGCGGTGGTCGGGAGAACATCACCATTCATTTCAATACGAATGTGACGGCTGTTGTTGCTAAAATCGCCGAATTCAAGAACTTTGCCATTGAAATCGATGTAACGATAAGCATTACCAATCCGCCGAGCAACATAATTTGCGGATGTTGGATCAAGATTACAATTACGGAAAGATTCCAAAATCACCGGCTTCTTATCAGTGTCGCTGTATTTGCGAACCGTGAGGGTGAAAGAACCCCAATCACTACCCGCGACGGTGCCGGACAACTTGACGTTGGATATTTCAATCTTGTAATCGGTATTAGTGTTGGTACCATCGCTTAAGGTGTGAACTTTGAACAAACGGAACCGCGTTTCGGCGCTGCCCGTCTGCCACGGAGCAATTTTCTGGGATACGACCCACGGAGTGGACGCATTGGTCAATGCGAATTGGGAATCGCCCTCCGTTAAATTTAGTGAATAATCATCCACCAATTTAAGCGCTTCACCCGCGAAGGTATAATCAGGAAGAACACTTCCGGAAATGAACCAATCTTTCTTGTTTGCCGCAACCGTAGCCAAACTATTGGCGAAGAACTTATACAAATAAGCGGCTTCAATTTTCTGACCGGCGACCTGTTTGTCAGGGTCTCCGCCGGTGGCATCGGCGCTAAACACATTGGAAATATACTTGGTGCTTGCCGCGTCCAGATCAACACGATACGTGCCAATGGTCGCGGAACTATCGGTGGATTTCAAAGTGATATCGTAAGTTGTTGGAATCGTTACAGAATTCTGAATCCGGCTCGCAGTCGTCATCGAAGAACCACTGAATCCAGGAGCTTCCAAGCTGCTGTTAATACCACCATACTGGGTATCACCCAACACCGCCAAAACGCGGTAATCCGCACTACCGGAAGTCCAAACATTGGCACAGGGATCAAAAGTCGGCGTGCCATTAGGAGTAAAGGTTCCGGTATACGCACCGAATTCTCCCGAAACGATTCCGCTGATGCCGTAAATATATGACGCACAAGCACCAGAAATAGCTTGAATACCGCCCTGAGTCAAATACACAGGATTCTGGACGGAATAATCGAAGGGATCTGAACCACTAGCTAAGGTGACCGTTCCATTCCAGGATGAAGAAAACGCACTATTGGTCAACAAATACTTCATCAAACTGCTGGTCGTAGCGGAACTACCACTCAAACTGCTGGTGCTAACTGAAATTAGAATATTGGTTACGGTCGTAGCCGATAGATAACCGATATTGGCGGACTGACCATTGTAATACAATGAACCACTAGCCGCCGTACCGAACGGACTGGTTCCAGTACCTGCCGCATTTACAAAAGTGGCAGTAAAAGGAACGCCTTTAACTTGGACCGATCCAGTTACAAAAACAAAAGACGCACTGGTCGTCGTCGTGGTTGTATTCCAGAGAATTCCAGAAGAAACATTGCTGAGGTTGGCGGAAGAAGATGCGATCAGACTATCGGAAAGCGACAGAACAGAACCGGATACAGACAGAGAACCGCTGTCAATATTGCGGTCATATTCACCTTTTATCGCATAAAGGACAAAAGGATACTTCTGGTGGTAGCCAGTTAGTGCGCCCACGCGACAAACCGTGACCAAGCCCCGCTCCAAAAGGTATTCCTTAGCCGTATATGGGCCATAGAATGTGCCGTCGGCAACGCCGAAGCGGTCTTCCAGTGTGGCAACATCACGGACAAGAGTCGGAGAAAACCCCGGACCTTTAGGAAATGGGGCAACGACGACTCCGCCGATATCTTGGACGCCTTGGGCGATCCCGCTCTGATCAAATTCACGCGTAAAAACTCCAGGACTCACGATCCTTGAGTGCGGCTGAAATGTTCCACCTTCTTGTATTGGCATTGTATTATCTTTCCTTTTTGGTTACCACTAAATATAAATATATTCAAAAATTCATAAACATATTTTCTTTTATAATTTTTGAAATCCTCCACACGAATTACCTATCCCATTTAACACTTTTCTCAAATTTCCCCTATCGATCCCATTGTTCTTACAGAACTGTGAAATGGATGTAAAGGAATGAATTCTACCAGAATTATCCCGCACGTACTCCACGTTAGGCATATATACAAACCCTGGGTCTATGTGCCATCCTTTGTAATGTTTGTGTTCTCCACGAATAACACGCACGATACCTTTCATTCCTATTTTATACATTTTACAAAACGAGCACAATCCATTTATTTTTACCACATCATTCGTCGGAGAGATTATTTCTCTATTCATACAATTTTTATTTTTGTTCGTTTTATAGAACTTCTTCAATGATAATTTTTGTTGTTCCACTCGGCGACTAGTCATTGATGATCTGGTGTTGGAGAGATGTTTTTCCTTTATTTCTGGATTTAACCACCAGCCGTTTCCAGATATCATACGTTCTTGGTCACGGATTGTTTTAGAGTTAAACCAAATTTTCATTTTATTGGAATGGATAGTTCTCCGATCCTCATTCCAGTATTTGTTCATAGTTTGTTTGTGTTTTTCTATTTGTTCAGAGGTTACTATGTGATTGACACTACCTTCTCCACCGAGCGTACAATTGTAACCTTTTTCTTTTGTATCGTAATATCCTATAAGAAGACATTCCAACTTATTCAAATAAACCACGGGGGACTCCAACAACTTAATTACCCTGAAATTAGAAATTCCATATTTCTTTACTGCGTTGTAAAGTTTTTTAAGATTTTGATCCTTATTATTCTTAAAACCATTCATTTCATCATAAATCCGCCTATAGAAATTAGTAGCTTGTCCCACATACATTTTTCCATTTAATTCATTAACCCAAGCATAAATCCCTGAAATTTTTGAATTCCATTTTATACGCATTTTAGAACCTGACATTAAAGTTGGTAAGTTTAATAATTTTTCGTTACACATATCTGGAGTTACTACACTATTAATTGGCGTATAAATATAGAAATAAAACACCAAGAACCGTACGCATTATTTTGGTGAGGGGGTGAAAGTGCCTTCTTTTAGATCCAGGTCGCCTTCCCCGTATTTCTTGATAAGTTTGTTCACAAATTCCCGTTCCATCCTTTGTAAACCATCCCATTCTTCTCTTAACTTTTTATCTTTTTCCACAAAGGATTGGACCGCTCGGTCAATTTCAATTTTCTCAATTCCTAAATTGCCGAACTCAAAGACTTTTTGGCTGACCTTGTTCTGTAACATTTTTATTTCGGCGAGTTCGTCGCCGGATATTTTTATAGGGGTATTCATAACTGATTATACATAGTCCGATGTTCGGATTTTTAATTAAAATATTACATGCTTGTAACGCTTGCTTTTATTTGATAATTTGTCGCCGACGAATTTTCTGCTTGGAATACCACATTTGGTCCTGATACAACCACATTTATATTCAAGGCCGATGCGTCACCCAAGTCCGCCGTGGGCACTTCGTTGAATGATACTAAAGAACCACTCCACATACTAGTAAAAATTCCCGCTCGGCGATTGGAACCACCCTTGGCTATGTAATTGAAAAAGCATCCATCATAACTCGCGGTTTGAACCGTAAACAGAGAGGAAGTGGTGAGAGCATTTGCGCTTGCTGATATGAAACGATACTCTCCAATGTTAGATGATAGTAAATAAGAAGAAGTAGAACTAGAACTTGAAGAATTGCTCGTTCCGCTTGAACTTCCCGACACCCCATAGGTCCCAATAATTGAATTGCCAATGGAACGTAACCAAAGAACCGCAACCGTTCCGCCTGCAATATTACTCGGCCAACCAGAACCAATATTTTTCCAGTTGCTCGGAAAAACCAAGGAACTAGAACTGGCTGCGGAATGAGAGATAAACAACCCAACATCTGATACCATATTTGATGGTGGTAAATCACTAACGACAAAATTGTAAATGCTAGCCGTGGACAAACTTATGGTTTGATTCGGAATACTAAAACTACAAGTAATTTTATTTCCAATCCCAACTGTTATTAGGGAGTAACTTTGGCTAGGTACAAGAATCGACGCGGTTGTCGCTCGTGCCGCAGTTCCTGTCAGGTCGCCAATGAAAACTGAAGCTTTAAACGAACCCGTTGAAGGATTGAAGGAATAGAGGCTTGTACCTCCGCCGTTGCGAGCTAAATTTCCACCAGTGCCGGCATCGAAAACGACGCCGTATTCGGTGTTGGGATTACCGATATCCGTAATGGTGACTGCGCTGGAAGTTTTTGCCCAGCTGGCCGTTATTGGATATAAACTTCCAGTATTCAATGAAGTTCCTGCGCCGCCTCCGTTTAACGCATAAGAGGCTGTTAACGCATAACTTGCCGAGGAATTGATGCTACCAGAAACACTAAAGGAACCAACGATTGAAGAGGTGTCAATGGCACGTAACCAAAGAACACCGACTGTTCCCGACTGAATAGTTGCCGGCCAACCTCCGCCAACATTTTTCCAATTGGTGGGGAAAGAAAGTGAACTAGATCCAGCCGCAGAGTGATTAATGTATAGGGCTATATCGTTTACCTGACCAGTAATAGGTAGGTTACTCGCGGTAAAACGATAATTTAATGCGGCCGGTAAATTTACAACTTGATTTGGGATTCCAAAACTACAGGTGATCCAATTGGTTGAACTTGTTATTATTAAACTATAGGTCTGTCCCGGAGCTAAATATGAACTGCTCAATGAGGCTGATGCCCAACTAGAACTGATATTGTAAGAACCCCCGGCGATTATTCCTGCTCCGCCCCCGTTTAATGCGTAGGAAGCAGTTAAAGCATAACTTGCTGATAAAGACGCTGAAGAAAAGCTTGATGAAGTTACTAACACATAACTTGATGTGCTAGTGCTTCCTGATACTCCATATGTTCCAATGATCGTGCCTGCGTTAATTGAACGGAGCCAGACAACGGCGACAGTATTACCAGCGATAGTAGAAGGCCAACCGCTGCCGATATTTTTCCATGTACTTGGGAAATTTAACGAACTGGTCGCATTGGCGGAATGGCTGATGTAAAGCGACGTGTCAGCCACTTGATTGGCTGGCGCAATATTACTGTGGGTTAAGTTATAGGCTAACGCGGTGGTTAAATTGACTTGTTGATTTGTAGTTCCGAAACTACAAGTAATCCAATTCCCCGACCCGGTGGCCAAAATAACATATGATTGATAAGAAGTAACATAGCTTGCGCTCAAGGAACTAGATGCCCAGGACGCAGAGATTGATGAACCTCCACCGCTTCCTCCGTTAAGCGCATAGGACGCCGTTAACGCATAGGAGGCTGAGACGGAGCTGGAAGCCCACGACGCCGAAACCGAACTAGTAATAGTTGCGTAATAAAAACTGCCGCTGGCGTAATAACTTCCGGTATTGGTGGTCGGAGTCAAATTAGTCGTATACGAGCCCATACCATCATCACTGACCCCAAGGGAATACCAAGTATTCGTGTCCGTGCTTAGGATCAATAACTGACCATTGATTACCTGAACATTGCTAAAGATGACTGGCGCAAAAGCGGATTGACTAGCCCACGATGCGGAAACGGTTAAGGCCGTGCTGGTAAATAACGCATATGACGCTGAAGTCGCATAAGAAGCGGAAATGGATGGATTCCCTGGCGCATAAGAAGCGGAAATGGCTTGGCTCGCGGTGATGGGATATAAACTTCCAGTGTTTAATGTTGTCCCGGATCCTCCGCCGTTAAGCGAATAAGATGCGGTTAGGGAATATGAAGCAGACACCGAACTCACTGCCCGTGAAGAACTGACCGCTTGACTGGCCGTTATCGGATAAAGACTCCCTGTGCTTAAAGTCGTTCCTGAACCACCGGCATTTAAGGCATACGACGCGGTCAACGCATAAGACGCGCTTAATGAACTAGAGGCTCGGCTCGAGCTTACAGCATTTAAAGAATTAGTTGCCCACAAGCTTTGTGTGGAGAAAACAGATTGACTGGAGTAAATCGCTTGACTGGTTACGTTGGCGGCTAAAGCAAGGGACGCAGAAAAAGAATTTTGCGCCCATGAAGATGTAAAGGGAACTATAGACCCAGTAGCAATATTATTCTGCTTGGTATTAATTGACGTGACGACTGAGCCGGAGTTCCAAAAACTAGCCGTATTAGCCCAACTTGCGGTAATTGGATATGTGCTTCCTGTTACCACCATTCGATCATTCACAACATCGGTTGCCCAACTAGAAGTAAATGGGATGGTTGAACCTGTTTCTAAATTACTCTGTTTGGTATTGATTAGTGTTATTACGCTAGAGCTATTCCAAAAAGATGCGGTGGTTGTATAGGAACTACTGATGGAGCTAGAAGCCCAGGAAGCACTTAACGCGAACGACGACTGCGTAGCATATATTGATTGCGTAGCATATATTGATTGCGTGCTAAACGTACTTGTTCTTGGAACAAAATTTATAGCTGTAGCTAAACTCGCGGTATTAGCCCAGGAAGAAGTGTGAGCAGGTAAATTGTTTACGGCAATATACGACGCGCTCAGGGAACTAGATGCCCAGGATGCACTTAACGCATACATTGATTGAGTAGCAAATATACTTTGAGTAGCTAAATTCGCTTGATCAGCATCCAAGGCATTCCATGCCCAGCTCGCGGTGTGGCTCGGAAGATTATTTACATTGATGTATGAAGCGCTCAATGAACTGGAAGCCCATGAAGAACTAATAGCTAAAATAGACTGGCTTGCGAATTGAGCCCGAAAACTACTTGTTGACCAGGACGCTGAAACAACATAAGTCAGTGATTGAGTTACATCGTAAAAAACATAATAGAAATAACTTCCTGTTGCGCACCAAGACGCGCTGGTCGCGGCGTGGGCGTAAGATGATGTAACCATGACTCCGACGATGTTCGATGCCGTGATATAGCTCGCGGATATGGAGGCGGAAGCCCAACTTGAACTAATAGCAAACAAGGATTGAGTAGCCCGATTAGAATTAACTGAATTATTAGCCCAGGAAGCGGTGTGCGCTGGAAGATTTGCCACACTAATATACGACGCGCTTAAGGAACTGGAAGCCCAGGAAGCACTTCCCGCCATTGTAGAGGAGGGCGCCCAAGAAGCCGAAGCTGCGTAAGACGAACTTTCCGCCGTGGAGGAATAAATTGAATAAGATGCGCTCGCCGCTGCAGAAGAAGACATCGCATAAGACGAACTTTCCGCTGAAGGGGAATAGGCTGAATAAGATGCGCTTTCCGCCGTAGAAGAATAAATTGAAAAAGACGCAGTTTCCGCCGTATTGGCCGCTAACGCGTTTAAGGAGCTCGATGCCCAAGAAGCAGATTCCGCTTGAACAGAATATATTGATATTTCGGATTGGCTAGAGGTAATATAAAACGATGAGCCAGAAACAATAATCGTTTGTTTGTTATTTATCTGATCACTGACACTTGAACTGAAATCTAGTTCTACCGGAGCGTAAGAAGCGCTAATAGACTGAGAAGCGTAACTTGCATTGATAGAAAAATTAGCATCCGTGGCTAAAATGGCATTGGTCGCCAGTTCGGCTAAAGTCGCATTGTTCGCATAAGAAGCAGACAATGAATTAGGGGTCCATGAAGCGCTTACCGCTATAACGGTAGATTCCGCCCAACTTGATGTTATTGGATAGGTAGACCCTGTTGCTAACGGTGTACCTGCCCCAAACACGGGAGAAGAAATCGGAATGGAAACAACATTGTTTGCCGCATCCGTCGCGATGACCGCATTGGGTTGGACGGTCACGCCCCACTCTTCAAAATGTCCGTCCGCCGTCCGCCGCTGGAGAAATACATCTTTAGCTTTGGAATAATATGGTGTTGCTCCTGGCATAATAATTATATGAATTGGGAAATGGCTACCCTCCTCCATTTGCCTGTTGAATAAATATAAAAATATTCACTATCAACCGCCATTTGTCCTTCATTGCCTGGAGCTCCAGGACTACTCGGCGCGCTGATCGCAATCCTGCGCCAGGCACCGCCAGAATAGATGTAAAGATAACTACCATCGATGGCAATCTGCCCCTCTGCGCCTGCGGCTGAGGAGTTTGCTGGGACAGACGCCCACATATTGAATATTGATATTTTACCCACCGTCGATTTATAAATATTGAAAAAAGCATCAACGACATCTTTCGGCGCAGACGACCCAATAGCTGAGTCCACCCAGACCATCGGCGCACCCGATGGCTCCTCAATTTTTGGTAAATTCGGCCAGCGTTGGCTCCTCCATTTATTGCTATAATCTTCTACCACGTTCGGGTCAAACGTAGAAGTTGTCGTTTCCATACCCATTAAAACTTTCTTCGGCGTTAAAACCTTCCGCGTGGTAGGCCGCCGCGCGAATTCCACATTAAACGATTCCGGTAATAAATAACCATGAACCACTAAATTAAAATCAGTTTTTACAAGCCGGTCCACGTCGGGTTGGAGTTCAACCGTGTGGGAATATGAATCGACTTGGGTGCGCAAGCGCATACCACGGGGCGCACCCCAATAATCCTCCGTCTCAAAACTAATCCGTTCAACCAACTTATTCATTTGTTCCACCGATTCGGTCCAGAGAATAAATTTGTATGTGAAGATCATATGGTCCGGATAAACCACGTCATAAATCTCATCCACCGGAGCATTCTGACCCGCCAGGGCCGTGAACGGAGTGTATTTGTTCTTGGTGGAATATTTCTTCATAACCGGATATCTCAAATAACGATTGAACGTTGCTAGAGCGGTATCCTTCTCACTGGTTTCCCGATGGAAAACAATGGCAGGTAAAATTATTTTTCCATTGTAATCACGAAAAACGCCATCTTTCTGAACACTCTTCCACTTTTCCGGAGAGGAATAATAAACGGGGACTTTGACATTTAACCCGTCGTCCACCACACTTAATTGCATGTCCACGACATGATTTAAAATGATGGTGTCAATATCCATCAATTTGACGGATACATCTTTTACAATATCATTGTCCCGCCGTGTATGGACAGCGCGGGTTTCTCCGTCTTTTTCCACATCGGAAAGAGGGAAATGACTTTTTTTCCGATCTGAAAGGTTGCTCCCCTCCTGCATCGGATTTGGCTGATTGTTGTCTGGATTACCTTGCCATGCCATATTATGTTCCTTCTATCATAGCTGTCTTTCGACCAAACCAATGCGGCTTAGACGTGTGTAGTGGGTACGAACATTAATGGAAAGCGATTTACTAGCCACTCCGCCCATAAATTGTTCCTGAATCACATTATCAATTTCATAATACCGTTGATTGAAAAAGACCAGGTCGCCTTCTTGGGGATAAAAATTCAATTCTTTCAAAAGTTTTTCCCGAAAACGAAATTCCACTGGTTGTTCCTTATCAATCCCGTGTTCACTGTACTCAGCCCGGATATCTTCCTTATCAATTAAACAGGTCGCCGTGATGCCTGGATAATACATTTTACCGGTCGCAGGGTCTGATTCGCCGTAGATGTTTATCGGTGTTGCGCCAGGACAAATCTTGAAAAGCACGACATCCGTTTGAATGACATCACCGGTTAATTCCGCATTGATACTATCCATAAACCGCATGTCTCTTTGTGAGAACCATTTGCCATGTAAGCCCATAATTTTATCCTACGTATACCAAGAGGGGAATTTTACTAAGCGTGCGGTTAATACTATCCGCTTCTTCCCCCCGGTCCTGAATTTGCTGTTTCCGCCCGGCGGCTTCTAAATTTTCACGAATTTCCACCAACAAGGCTTCTTTTTCTTGCTGAGCTTCCTGGCGCAGTTCTGCTCCGTCCAGGGTCACTTCGCCTCCGGGAATCGGAATGTTTTGGTATTTTTGCCGCACCATACCCAACGTTTCCTTACAACAGGCAAGGAAATATTTGCGAATCCATTGTTTGCCGACTTCATTGACCTGACTATATATCAGATTTTGATATGGAATATTAGAATAGTCGGACACGATGTTGGATCCCGAAATGACGGAGGTCGCAGTGCGATCTTTTTCCACGATATAATCAAACCACACACGAATGCTTTCCTGAGGAATCGGAAATAGTTTTAATTTGTTGTTTATGATTTCAAAAGAATATTGACTCTTCCGCACCATATCATTAAACTCAATTGCTTGACCCCGTAATAAATCTTCAAAAATCGGCGTCATCAGGAACTGAACCGCGGGGGAGTATGCGCCAAAGCCCAGTTCGTTGAAAATATTGCTATAACTCATCCCCGTCATACTGAATGGGTCGTAGATACGGGAAAAAGCCGGCGTGCGGTCGTGAAAAATCCTTTTGATCTCAATTCGATTACAACTTTCGGAAACATCACCCCACAAGGCTTGTAGATCATAGGTTTGTTGATATGGTGAAGTCAGGACGAAGCCTTTTTTCCAATCCACCGTACCTCCGACTCCAGCTTCAGCGCCGTAGGAGTCGGCCAAGGCAATGATTTGACTCATCGGCGTTCCCACGACCGCTTGTCCGGTCAGATTGCCGATGGACTGAACGCTCTGGCCTTGGAAATTAGCGATGTAATTACGAATGTTAAATTGATTGACCTGAGCCTCATACGCATTCGTCGCTTCTTCGTAGGCCGCGTAAAACATAACATCTAACATTTCCACGTCTTGAACAGGAAAACCCAATCGATAGGCTGCCCAAACTGCGGAGGATTGGCAGTCTTTCAAGAACAACGCATCGTTTTTATAAAACCCATAAGGTAAAAGCGCTTGGGGATTTGAACCAGACCCGGGCCAACGGATGCGGTCCTGGTCCAAAATCGGCGACCCGCTGACGAATAAAAGTGGGTTGGTTTGGGTGACGGTGTTATAATCTGCCATAATCAGGTTGTGTTGTTACATAAATAAATATACAATGTTGGGTGTAATCGCAGATAACCGACCTATATTTATTTAACGATGATATCTCTGAAAAAAATACTGGAGGAAGCGATTGACATGCCCCAAGCGGAAATTCAACCGGCGGAAAATTTCTCCTCCGATTTTATAGAATTTGTAAAAAATCTGGAGAACGCTGCGAAAGCCGGTTTTAGAGATGGACGTTGGTATCCTCACAAATCATTTGAGGGTGGTTTACCCACCATTGCCTGGGGACATAAAATTCAAGCCCAGGATGAATTACGTCGATTAACTGCGGGTATAACCGATGGTGAAGCGGAAAAATTACTAAAAAAGGATCTGGAACAAGCACAGAGGGTGGTAAAGCAGTATATGTCTAAGTTGGGGGTTAAAATTCCGCTTTCGTCTAAACAATCGGAAATGTTGACAGAATTCGCTTTTAATCTGGGTTCATTGGATAAATTTCCCAAATTTACCAAAGCCGTATTAAACGGTGATTGGGCGGCAGCGAAGAAAGAATGTCGGCGGTTTGCGAACGGCACAGAATTGACACGGCGAAATAAATTATTTCAAGACAGGTATTTAAAATGAATCTCAACGAAAAGAAAATAAAGTATGCCAAATCAAAGTTGGGGCGCATAGAATTCAAATATTCTGAAAACATGTCTACACGGGGAGATGGAAATACTTGGGCTCAATCATTAGTTGAAGCGCATCTCAACGGAAAAAAGATTGGATATCTGAAGATGGATTACATCGCTGACAAAAAGTTCTGGGAAGTATTCCCAAATAAAGAAGCTTTCCAGAAGTATTTTAACGAAGCTTTTACCGACAGATATCTGAACCAAGAATATAAGAAATTTTACTATCATTGGGTTGATTGTCCCGTTGTTGATTTTATTAAAGTAGAAGAAAATTATAAGAGGAATGGAATCGGTTATGTTCTTTATATTGCGGGAGCAATGTGGTTGGCGGAAAAAAATATGTGTTTACACGCATCGTCTTTACAAGCGGATGAAGCTTCCGCTGCCTGGAAAAAGTTGGAGGCTGTTGGTTTGCCAGTGAAAAATTACAAAAATCAAGCGGGTGAAAACAGAAAATGTTTAGATTATAGGAAACGGAGATGAAAATCCTAACGGAAATCAGTGAAAATGTAACGCTCTACCATCGTTCTAATTATCCGATGACCGTTGGAGATTTGATCAAATCCAAACGTAGTGAGGATGGAAAACACTGGTTGGAAAACATTCCTTCAGAAATTGGTTTGGAATTTTATCGGCGGAAGCATTTTTCCGATAAACCCAGTCGTTTAAACTGCGTCTACTCATCGGTTATTCCCCGGAGCCGCTTTGTTGACAAAGGCATTCTATATGTCGTTAAGCCCCGGGGTAAAATCCATGTAGCTAATTCTACTTTAATCGATGAGTTCCACGAAAAATTCGACCGCGACAATCCTAATTTTGAAGAAATTAGGCGCATAGCCAAGGAAAGACCGGAACGCTTAGAGTGGGAAATTGATCCTTTTTTAGCGGAATTGTATTGGAAAAATGATGGAAAAAAAGCAAAGCGGGAAGATGTTGAAATTCTGTCCGAATCAGCGGTAGTAATTGAAATAATCGACGACTCACATAAGCGCATCCAACCCAACAAAACTTATGAAGTAACAGAAGCCGGCGTTCTATTTTTTTGGTTTAAATTATATTCAAAAGATTTCGGCCAGCCCACCGAGCGGGAAATGTCTGTGTTTAACAAGTTAAAAAAGTATTTATTTTCAGACTTGGAGGAGGATGGTGGGCTTAGCAAAACAGAGGCCAAGGGTTATTTGAGAAAAGGCTTGAAAATAAAACCCCAAACGGTCCGGACGGCAATGATGAAAAGCGTGGATGATATCCATTCTGGCCAAAAGGAAAATTTAGGTAAATATAGTCAGATTTCCGTGGGATTTGAGATTGGCCATAAATGGTATGAATCTTATAAAGACAAACTAGCCGGAATGAATTTTAGTTTGACGGCTCACAGTTTTATGAAACGGTATCACAAACAACCGTGGGATTACGGAAAATATTTAAAACTAGTATGATTAAGTTGAAAGCTATAGTGGAAAGCATTCCCGCGCTTAAAGAAGGTGGGAAATTGTTCGGCCCCCGAGCCGAACGGGTGACGACTGCGGACATGAATATCATTTTTGGAGATTTACAGAAACGGCTGGGGGATAAATTTTCAAAGTTCCAATTGAGCCGGGCCTTACCCACCAAAGCCGATCACGGCGATATTGATATTGTCGCATGTGGCAATCAACATGTTTACAATACGTTAAAACAATTCTTGGGTTCATACATGATTGATTATAGTAAAAATGGAAATATTCATAGTGTGCTTTACAAGAACCCCACCGTGAACAAAACGGTTCATGTCGATTTTATTATGTCGTCCGAAGATGAGTTTGCGGCAAATTATGATTATCTATCATACAACGACTTCAGTGGTATCCTTGGTATTATCTCTCGAAAATTAAATTACAAATACGGTAACCAAGGCTTTTTTAAGATTTACAAAGATAAAAGTGATAGAAATAATGAAATCTTATTAACCAGGAATTTGCGAGAGGGCCTTGTCATTCTTGGTTATAAGCAAGTTCTAAATACGTTTGATCAAATTCAAACCGTTCAAGACATTGTTGATTTTATTGCCGCCAGCGATTTGTTTGATAGTCGGCAAGTGGCGGATAGTGGAATGAACCACGGAGATCGTAAACGCAGCCGACCTGGTCGCCCAACGGCAATAGCGATTAGAAACGGATTAGTAGCCTTGAACAAGACCAGAAAAATTGAAGATGAGGATTATTTCCTAAAACAAGAATTCCCCCATTATTATCAAAAATTACAATCGGAAATTGAAAAGATTAACAACAAAACGGTGATTAAATCCAAATACGGCGGCGAATGGTTAATGCGCAATTTTCCGGAAGTAAAGCCCGGCCCGATGATTGGTAAAATTAAAGCCTTTTGGCAGTCTATTTATGGCGACCAATTAGATGCGGTTCCTGAAACGGAATTGATTACTAAAACGCAGGAATTTTTAAAGGGCGGTTTATGATTAATACACAAATAATAAATGGTAAGGTATATTGGATAAAAGAATGTCCATCATGTGGAACAGACATGCCATACTCAACAAAGTCCAATTACTATTCATCAAGAAAAAAACAAAAAAGATGTCGTTCATGTGCTAATCCGATGAAAAAACCGGAAGTCGCCGCTAAATTTCTGGGTGATAAAAATCCATCAAAACGAAAAAAGTTTAGAGAGTGGTTATCTATAAACAACCCGATGAATTGTCCAGAAATAAAAGAAAAACAAAAAACAGCATGTAATAATCCAGTGAGAAGAGAGGCTATTCGAAATCGGATGTTATTATCCAATCACTGGAAAACTCCAGAAGGAATAGAAAAAAGAACGAATACATATACGAAACGACTATCAGAAGGAAAATACACCATTAAGAATAATTGGAAAACTGGATTTTATGTAAAAGATAATGGTGAACAAGAGTGGTATGATAGTTCGTATGAATTAAAAAGAATGAAGTGGTATGATGAAAACAGAATATCTTGGACAAAGAAACATAAAATAAGAATTCCGTATATTAGTGAGAATGGATTGAAAACATATTATGTACCAGATTTTTTTGTAAATGGAAATACAATTGAAGAGATAAAAGGTTGGATAAAATCGGTGGATATAAAGAAGGCAACAGTCGCTATTGAATTTTGTAAAGAAAAGGGGTGGAATTATAATTTTTTATTAGGGCCTGACCACACCAAGAAAGAAGAATTGTCTTATGGATGTCAATCTTAAAAATTTGATAAATGAGGGGTTAGTAGAAAAGGCAGCATTAGATTTTTTATCTAAAACAATAAAAGGAACAGAGTGGGAAGGTCGTGTGTATCTAGCCGGTGGCGCAGTACGAGATGAATTAATGGGAGTGGATGCTAAAGATTTGGACCTGGTCGTCAACAAACCCAATGGCGGAGTGGAATTTTCCGATTGGATCACCAAAAAAGTTGGGGCCTATAAACAGGGCAGTAATCCTGTCATTGCGAGCAAATATGGCACGGCTAAATTTAATCTGCGTGGGGTGAAACATAACGGTCAGGATTTATCCGACTTGGATATTGAAGCTGTCATGCCCCGCAAAGAAACTTATGATGATCCCAATAGTCGCAATCCGACCGTTTCGCATGGCACTATGCGGGACGATGCCGAACGGCGTGATTTTACCACCAATTCTTTATTGAAAGATTTAACCACCAGTGAAATTTTGGATCTGACGGGGCATGGGGTTGAAGACATCAAGCGGGGAATTGTCAAAACCGCAATCCAGCCTGATCAGATTTTTAGCGACGATCCGTTGCGCATGCTAAGGGCCATTCGATTTACCATAAAGTATAATTGGGATTTGCCGATGTTTATGATCCGGGCCATCAAGAAAAATGCGCCGCGGATGGAAATCATTTCCAAAGAACGCATTAAGGATGAACTGAATAAAATGCTCCAGACGGGGTCGCCCCACCGAGCCATTAAATTGTTGAGGATAGTTGGTTTGTTGCCGTATACAATTCCTGAATTGATCCCGGCCATCAAAATGACCCAGAACATTCATCATAAACACGATGTCTTTGACCACACCCTTGAAGTTTTGAGCAAGACGAACCCGGTATTAATTCAACGCTTAATGGCTTTATTTCACGACATAGGTAAAACCGTGACCCGCTCAGTGACACCAACGGGTGTTCATTTTTATCGGCATGAAGACGAAGGCGCCAAAATAACCCGGATCGTAATGACCCGGTTGAAATATCCCACGGAATTGATTGACGCCGTATGTAAGGGCGTGGAAAATCATATGCGCCTAAAGGGTGCCGGCGACTCTGCGGATATCAGCGATAAAGCTTTACGAAAATTCCGGGTAGATATGGGTGAGCAGTTGGAGGATACTTTGGATCTGATCCACGCGGATAATACTGCGCATGCGGATGCGTCGGCTATGCCCAATCAAATAAAATTGATCAAGGCTCGTTTGGCCACCTTGGATATGAACTTGATTAAGAAAAAACCCCAACTGCCAATTAATGGGCATGACTTGATCGCACTGGGTATTAAACCTGGACCAAGATTTACTGAACTATTGGGTAAGGTCACTGATATGTGGTATGAGAATCCGGGCGTCAGCCGTGAGGAAGCTCTAGCGGTAATACGAAAGGAATTGGAAAATGGCACAGCGAACTAAAAACATTTCCATGGCCTTGGCGAAAAAGGGATTTAAAATTCTTCCGCTTGAACATATTTTTGGAAATATCCACGATAATCCGTATGAAATGTGGACGGACGCGGATTGTTTGCTGGTTTCTTCTAAGATGGAAGATAGATTGAAACATTTAGCCGAAAGAACATTTACCCCATGAACATCTCCTATCGCCAATTATTGACGGAAGCTGCGGGTCCCTCCAACTCCTATGGTTGCCTTATGGCTCGGGTAACCGGAACTTCCGCGCAAAAGCTTATAAATTTTAACCAGCGGATTATCTCCGATTCCATTTTATATGTGAAAGGAAGTGAGTTTGGGCGGGAAAAAGAGCCGCATGTCACGGTTAAATATGGATTTCAACCCGACCTGAATGAACTCCAAATCCGGAGTGTGTTGAAAGGCGTCAAACCCTTCAACATCGATTTGATCCAATTGAGTCTGTTTGATAATAATCCCGATTATGATGTGGTAAAATTTGATGTTCGAGCCCCTCAATTAACCCGTTTACACGAACAATTTTCAAAATTTCCTAACCACGATGAATATCCTGTCTATCATCCCCACTTGACCTTGGCCTATGTCCAGAAGGGGAAATTTGTTTTTAATCTAACTCCCCAGCGGATTTCTGTGAAAATTGATACCCTCTATTACTCTCCAATTGTGGAGGAATATTCTTATTTTAAACTTTAATTTTTCAAACCATGGCCGCAACCATTATAACTTTTCTTCAAAAGGTCTGACCCAGTCATATTTATCCATTGAATAAGTATGGCCTTTACTCCACAAGTACATTCCAAGGATGCGGTGTTCATCCAACGCAGTGATGCGAATACCAAATATGAACAGATAAACATTTCCGCGTCAGATGCGATTGTTTACTTGGATGAGTTTGGCCATATTATGGCCGACAAAATAACCGATTGGGCAGCGAAATATAGCATTGGGATGGGCGGCTCCGGGCTTTATGCCTCCTATAGCATTTCCGCCAGCTGGGCCTCCGCCAGTTTAACTTCCAGTTTCGCAACGACCGCACTTTCCGCGAGTTATGCGACAACCACAAGTTATTACCAATATTACAACGTCACGATTTACAACCAGTCAAATTCATACGCTTCAGGATCCACTTGGGCCCAATATGCTACTCAATCTGTCTGGGCTACTAATTCATTAAACGCACGGTCAGCGTCTTGGGCATCCAGTTCTCTAACAGCCTTAACGTCTTCGCGGACCACCATTACTGACATCGGTAATCCCAACACCGAATACCCAGTCGTATTTCAATCTAATCAGGATCTTCTGACCAACGGGGGTGGCACCAGCCTATTTGCGTTTAATCCCTCTACCGGCTCATTTAAAGCTTCGGTTTTCATCGGCGATTTAACCGGCACGGCTTCCTGGGCTAAAACCGCAAGCACCGTGACCATTGCTGATATCGGCAACCCGAATATCGATTATCCGGTGGTGTTTAACGGCACCGGAGCGGGTGAATTGGTTCGCAACGGCGGCGGTACCAGTCTTTTTGCGTTTAACCCTTCCACGGGTTCATTTAAAGCCGTCGTCTTCCTTGGTAATTTGACCGGGACTGCCAGCCACGCAATTACCGCTTCTTATGCGTTAAATGGAGGTGCTGGTGGTACTTCATTAACCACCGGATCCACTTATCCTATAACGGCAAGTTGGGCGCTGAGTGCTTCCTGGGCCCCAGCCCAACCAAGTTCTCTCGCGATTAGTGCGTCTTGGGCGTCCAGTTCATTAACTGCTTCTTTCACGGAACACGCTCAGACTGCCGATTTTGCGCTCGACGCAGCCTTCTGTGTTTCCGCGAGTTATGCGCCAGGTTCACCAAGCCTTAGTGCGTCCTATGCGCTAACCGCATCATATGCCCTAAACGGAGGCTCCGGAGGCACAGGTTCAATCAGTAGTTCATACACGGCCACCGCTTCAGTTTTGGACTCAGATCGAACTAAGATTGTCGGCGGGCAAATCTATTCCTATTCAGATGATGACAATAACTGGTATCGCATAAACGTTTTCGGTGATATGGGTACCGGGTCAATGATGACCACCCTTAACAATATCTTTGCGCCACCGAGTTCATCCGGAGTAAACGTTGGGGGTTTGTATTATATAACTTCCAGCCGAGCCATTTCAGCTTCTTATGCTCCAGGCTCACCAAGCGTTAGCGCATCCTATGCGCTCACGGCATCCTATGCGCTCAACGGCGGAGGCCCAGGAACGTCCCTGAACACAGGGAGCTTGTATCCCATCACGGCGTCCTGGTCTAAAACCGCATCGGCGGTTACCATCACTGATATTGGAAATCCCAATACCGAATTTGGGGTGGTCTTTACAAGTGGTAGCGATTTAGTGCGCAATGGCGGCGGGACGAGTCTTTTCTCTTTTAACCCGTCCACTGGCTCATTTAAAGCAACTTTATTTATTGGTAATCTAACAGGGACAGCGGATACGGCATCTTATCTTGTACCAAGTCAGAATTACATTACTATTGCCTCCGGATCAGGCAACTGGATTACCTGTAGTTTTCTTTATCCAAGTCAGATCATCAATTTAGTGGCGGCAACTAATTATAGATTTACCGCAAGTAATATTTCCACCGCAAATAATGTATCGGATATTGCCTTATTTGTTTCTCATTCCGCAAGCACTTCCAGTTCCGTATCTTTTCCAGCCAATTGGAAAAACATTGGTGGTGGCTGGCCAACAACTATTGCGGGTAATACGGTTGGGATTCTCTGGTTAAGATCCATTGACACCACAACTATAATTGGTTCTTGGAATTTTTCTGGAAGCATTGGTTCATCATCCAGTTATGCGTTAACAGCCTCTTATGCGTTAAACGGAAGTTCAGTCAGTAGCTCATATGTCTCCCCGTATCAATTTTACACGGTGGTTAACACCAGTTCATTGAACGTCATCACTTGTAGTTTTGCCACGCCGAATGAACAGGTTAATTTGACTACGGCCAAGGCATATAGTTTCACGCAGAGTAATCTACCAAGCACAGGCCAGATTGCGGATTTCGCCTTGTATATTAGCCATTCCGCCAATGCCACCAGTTCATTAAGTTTCCCCAACAACTGGAAGAACATTAGTACGGGTTGGCCCACCAGCATCGCCGCTAGCACAATCGGAATGATGTGGTTACGAGCCTTGGATAATGGCAATATCATTGGGACATTTACCGTTTCAGGCAGTTCGGGTTATACAACGAATGGGTCCAGTTCGATTTCCTCTTCCTATACGGCGACGGCGTCAGTAGTTGACTCAGATAAAACCAAGATCGTTGGCGGACAGATTTACTCTTACTCCGACGACGATAACAACTGGTATCGCATAAATGTTTTTGGCGACAGCGGTACTGGGTCGATGATGACGACCCTCAACAACATTTTTGCCCCACCCAGCAGTTCAGGTGTAAATGTTGGTGGGCTATATTACATAACTTCCAGCCGAGCCATTTCAGCTTCTTACGCTCCCGGTTCGCCAAGTGTCAGTGCTTCCTATGCGTTGACCGCATCGTATGCGCTTAATGGGGGTGGCGCTGGCACAAGTTTAATCACGGGGAGTTTGTATCCGGTAACTTCTTCCTGGGCAAAAACGTCAAGCGCAGTCACTATCTCCGACATTGGTAATCCCAACACCGAATACGGAGTCGTGTTTGACGCCGGTACCGGTGGAAACTTGGCAAGGAACGGCGGCGGCACAAGCCTATTTGCGTTTAACCCATCAACTGGCTCATTTAAAGCTTCAGTTTTCATTGGCAACTTAACCGGATCGGCAACCATAGCCGTTTCCGCTAGTGTAGCTATTACTGCCTCCTATGCTCTTAATGGCGGCGGTTCAGGTACAACCCTCAGCACTAGTTCTCTGTATCCAATTACCGCGTCGTGGGCCTTAACTGCTAGCTTTTGGAATTCCAGTTCCATTGTCACGGCGCTTAATAATAAGCAAGGCACAATCGGCACAGGCAGCCTGTATCCGATTACCGCCAGTATGGCAATTTCCGCTTCTTATGCTCCGAATTCAGGAACGACTTTAAGCACAGGAAGCTTATATCCGGTAACTTCTTCCTGGGCTAAAACTGCTAGCGCAGTTATCGTCACTGACATAGGAAACCCCAACACTGACTATGGGGTCGTGTTTGATGGCGGGGGCAGCAACTTAGTGCGCAACGGCGGCGGCACAAGCATCTTCTCTTTCAATCCCTTAACTGGCTCATTTAAAGCCCTGGTTTTCATTGGTGACTTAACTGGCTCAGCCGCTAATGCGCTTTCCGCATCATATGCGCTTTCGGCTTCGTATGCGCTAAGCTCAAGCTATGCGCGCACGGCGTCCTATGCGTTTACTTCCAGTTTTTCATTCACTTCCATTTCATCCGCCTTTTCGGTTTATTCCAGTCAATCTGTTTTCTCCACACAAAGCTTGTGGGCAACTAATTCTTTAAATGCTGTAAGCTCAAGTTACGCCTCTAGTTCATTAAGCGCGTCCTATGCGTTGACCGCTTCGTACGTATTGAATGGTGGTTCAGGAACGACTTTAAGCACAGGCAGCCTGTATCCCATCACCGCCAGTTGGGCCTTGAACGCTATCAGTGCTTCAGGTGGTATGGCAATCGGCGGTTATCACCAAGGCAGCATCAATACCAGTTCCGTTCAAATCGGGTTCGGGATTCCCAAGACTCAACAATCCAACATCAATGTTCAGATCGGTTACGGGGTTAATGCCAATACGGTATCATCTTCGGGTGAAGTTGCGATTGGTTATGAAGCGGGCAAAGATACCGTTAATGGAAATCAAGCCGTCAAGATTGGGTTCTGGGCGGGCAAAACTTCCACCGTCTCAGACTTAGCTGTCCAGATCGGTAATGAAGCCGCGGGCAATTCAACCACCGCATCGCAAGCCGTTCAGATCGGGCACGATGCCGCTAAGAATTCCACCAACGCTGGTTCTGCGGTTCAAGTTGGTTCGGGAGCGGGTTACAATGCCACCAACGCCGGCAATTCCGTAATGGTGGGTTATCACGCCGGTTACGATGCGCCAACCAGCAGCTATGCCATTTTGATTGGAACCAATGCCGATGCGGTTAGTTCCTCTCTGTCAATCACCCGTTCAATTGCTCTGGGATACAATGCGAAAGTCGGCGCCAGTCGTACCGCTGTCATTGGTGGAACCGGAGCAGATTCCGTCAAGGTGACCATCGGAGGTACAACTGCGGTTAATACGCTGGATGTCGTGGGTAACATTTCCTGTTCGGTCATCACGGCGTCATTATTCAAAGGCACAGGATCATTTGCTCTATCAGCAAGTATTGCGTTGACGGCTTCCAGTGTTAATCCTTATCAGTTCAACACCACTTTAACCACGGGTTCGGGCAACTGGATTACCTGTAGTTTCACTAACCCAAGTCAGCTGGTCAATCTGGTCAATCCCGCGACCTATAATTTTACAGCTAGTGATTTAGCCTCCACCAATCAAGTGGCGGATATTGCTCTGTTCATTTCCAACTCAGCGGCTAATTCCAGTTCCCTTGTATTTCCCAGCAACTGGAAAAACATTGGTTCCGGCTGGCCCACTACCATTGCGGCCAATGCCGTCGGAGTCTTATGGCTGCGGTCACTTAATAATGATTTAATCATTGGTTCGTTCAGTGTTTCAGGCAGTGTAAGTGTCAGTGCGTCCTACGCATTAACGGCCTTATCGGCGTCTTACGCACCGGGCAGTCCCAGTGTGTCGGCTTCGTATGCGACCAATGCCAGCACGGCAAGCTTGGTAACCTCCTATCAACCTTTCACCCTGTTAACCACCAGTTCCCTGAAATGGGTTACGGCAAGTTTCAGTACCGCCAATCAACAGGTCAATTTAACCAATGCCGCTATTTATAACTTTACCCATAGCAACTTGGCGGGTAGTGGTCAGATTGCCGATACGGCATTGTTTATTTCCAATTCATCTGCGGGGTCCAGTTCCTTAACTTTCCCCAACAGCTGGTTGAACATTGGCACAGGCTGGCCGACTTCGATTGCGGCAGGCACCGTCGCCGTGGTTTGGTTGCGCTCGGTTGACGGCACCAAGATCATCGGCACCTACGGCGTGTCGGGGAGTGTTGGGGGCGGTACAAATATCTCTGCGAGTTATGCGTTGACCTCGTCGTATGCTCTCAACGGAGGTAGTTCGGCTACCTCACTAAGCACCGGTAGTTTATATCCAATAACGGCCTCGTGGGCAAAAACTTCCAGCGCAATTACGATAACCGACATCGGTAATGATAACACCGAATATGGTGTCGTTTTCGATTCCGGTACCAGCAGAAACTTGGCAAGGAACGGAGGAGGTACAAGCCTCTATTCCTTCAATCCTTCAACGGGTTCGTTTAAAGCTTCAGTTTTCATTGGAGATTTAACAGGGACATCCACGTCAAGTTCATATTCTCTTTCATCTTCTTACGCTCCAACGTGGCAATACATGCACACGATGCACCCCAAGGCGGGATGGACCGTGACAGATAACACGGTGGCATATTACGGTTGGTATGATGATCGGACCGGGACTTACAATAACGCAAAAATGTATATTCCGTTTAACGGCACGTTGCGCCAGATGTTAGTTAAAGTGCTAGTAACGGGTACCCTTGGTTCCACCGAATCGGTTCACCACGAAGCCAACATTAATGGCACAGGTAGCCTGTCGGTTTCGGCTAGTTGGAGCACAGCCTTTTTAACGGCCAGCGCCAGTGGATCATATTCAGTGAGTCAGGGGGATTGGATTGCGCTGAAGATCGTCACGCCCACTTTTGTAACCGACCCGAATGCGGTCCGGGTACATGCCACTTTTGCTTTTACCACGCCTTAACTCCGGGGAGTAAAATTGACGGGATCCATCGCAGCCTCGTCCGTGCCCTGTGCGGTGATGTAGGGCGCAACTTTTTGACTCTTCAAGGCTTGAACGAAACATTCTTTCCAGGTGGGATAACTTCGATTGCCAATTTCTGAAAGGCGGACTTCCTTTTTTAAACGCTTAGCTTCACCGGACCAGGCCCGGGATACTTTCGCAATGGCTTTACGGACACGTTCGTGATGAGAACTATGCGTATCATTGGGTTTGCGTAGACCACGAGTTTTAATCTCCACCCAAATGCGCATTGGTTTACCGCCGGTCTCGGTGATATATGCGGAGCAATATGCTTTTTTATTGTGCCAATCATTAGTCCCATGCGCCATGAACCATTCGGGGGCCCCCTGTTTAGTCACGGTTTCGGAAGGATAAGAACGCAATTCGTCGTCGCCGTTGGTTAAGGCGCCGGGAGACCACAACTCGTTCAATAATGGTTTAAGCTTTATCATCATCTATCATCCGGTAAATGGGTATAAGACAATCCAGACCGCTGGCTCGGTTCGGCGTCATATTTGTTATGAAAATTCGCTTCGGTTTCATCGGTGTCTTGGTCATTCTCCTCCGAATTAGTATCCGAAGTTTTTTTCATAGAGTGCCATTTGGTATAATCGACGCCGGTCGACTCCACATAGGGTTTTAATCCCTCCGCCTCCAGAGCCATTTGAAAGCATTCCTGCCATCCGCGTTTTATCGGTTTCCCGTCCGGAGAGTAATTACGTGGGGTTTTTCTAATCCGATAAGCCTCTTTTATCCATTTATTAGTAATTCGTTTGCCCGCTCGATAAACGCGCTTATAGTCGTGTTGGTTCTCTGACACCGAACTCCCTACAAACTCAGATAGTTTATCAGGATATTTGATTTTAAACCACATCCGACTCTTGTTCTCACCCTCAAAAACGATGGCCGCAGCGGTGGAACCATTTTCATTGTTATTACCGCCTCGCCAAGCTGTCCAACCCTTACCTTCTGCGTATTTATAGAAATTCTCAGGCCGACTAAACTCTGACGCTGCTTCAGAGACGGTAAAGCCATTAAAGTAGACTTCTTTTAAAATGTTGGTGAGTTGAATCATTTTTTCTGATAATTATTTAAATCGGTGGAGGATTCTTTTATCCAGTTGGGATTGATTTGAATTGATTTGTAACCAACTGCTTTTCCCGCCTTCCAAGCCTCAAACGCAATATCATAAGCAATATTATCCGGAGTCAATCCAGGATTAAACTGTTTTAGCCATTTTTCAAATTCCAACTTATCATTAGCCTCTTTTCGTCTATCTTCACGTACATCTTTAACATCAAACCCCAATCCCTTCTTCATTTTCATAATATCCGAATTACTTGAAGATTTATATGGTTCGTTCGTTTTGCCCAATGAGTCCTTTATAGCCTGGATAGCATCGTCTATAGCTTTGGAGAGTAATGGTTCCTGAAAAGTGTGGCTTAGCAATTTTCGCATCTCGGCCCTAATTCTTTCTTCTTTCTCTCCATCCATACCCTCCGATATGCTTTCCCGTGGATCGCCGGCATTCCGTCTGGCTTGAAGAGCGTCGGTGTCTGATTGGCCTTTTGACCAACCCTCCTTGCTCATTTTAAATTTAATCATATCAAGAATAGCGTTCCCGAGATTCATATCATCAAATCCTTTTTTCCTCTGCCGGTCTGTAATTTTCTCCAATAATTCTTTAGCAAATTGTTGGATGTCATTACTCACAGGCTTTGATGGATTGGCTCCGGAAATAGCTTTCCACTTGTCTGGCTCCGAACCAGGAAGATTTTTTTGGGGGGCTTCTGCGATACTTTCCTGCGGCCGTTTGGCGACAACGGCAGAAAGGGCTTCATTTAATAAAGGTTTGGTTTCGCTAATAACTTCCGTTACGACTTCTTGAAGCAAGCGGTGAAATTGTTTTTTGGTTGTCTTCATAAGGAAAATGGGTCAGTTATAAATATCAATTAAAAAAGCATTCCATAGCGGAAATGCGTAAACGCAAAATATCTCTGCTCGGTAATAGAGAGAAATTGGATTTTAATTCGTAATCCGTCTATTTATTACATTGTATGGCTTTGTTTTGTTACCGTTGGGGTAATTGTGATATTTCGTGGGATTTAGCAAACTGGACCTGGAGTGAATGTCAGTTAGTAGAGGACATTATTCAAGGGTTTGGAAGTTCCGCAAAGCCGTTTCTTCCGGATTGGCTTAATACCCCAGCCGAAGAAAATGAGAAAAAAAAGCGATTTATTCGCTTGTTATGTAAGATTAAGGACGGTTCACGCTACGATGAGACGAAAGAAGTAAAAACGGATATCGTGGTTAATGCCAGAGACGTGGAACTGGTAATTAAAGCGGTAGCGGGAATTGATATAACTATAGCAGAGGAATAATATGGCTTACAAACTTTATACTGACAAAGCAGAGACATTTGAGTGTGCGGTTCAAATAAAAAACGCATCACTGAAGGATGCTTTTGCCCGTATTATCGTGGAAGCCCAGGATGGCTTAAATTTGATGTTCCGTGGAGAATTGAAAAATGGCAAATGTATCGTGCCAATTAAACGGCTGCGGGGCTTGTTAGAGGAAAGTGTAACCGGAAAGATACATCTTGAAGTGGTAGTTGAAGACACCTATTTTCGACCGTGGCAAGACGACTTTATCGTTGAAGAACACACTCAGTTAAAAGTCCAAGTCAAAGAACAGACGACTCCAACGAAACCCACGCTTTCCATCTCCCCTCCGAAAGTATCCGTTCCCGTAAGTTCAAAACCCCGTCCGAACGATAGTTTGCTTTTTGAAATTACCACCGTATTGAACAAATTCGGCATCAATCGTTCAAATCTAGCCACCTCCAAACGAAACAATTTCAAACAAGTTATCAAAGAATACTTCCGCATTAACAAAATCTCCGATCCAAAGCGACAAAACCAATTGATAAAAGAAGTGGCATCCTTGATTACGTAATAGTTATAAGGTATGAGATTTCTGTCCCGTGACCTCACAAACCAATTCATAAGCCGCTCGTACCAGGATGTATTACAACAATATGTTCAGGCCACGGATCTTTATGTCTTGGATGGTCTGGGCAATGTAGTATTTTATATTCCTTCGAGCTCCGCGGGCAACTCAGTAATAACTAGTGATGTTACCGCCTCAATGACGGTCGCCAGCGCATCCGTCTCCGCCGTCATCAATTACTATCAATACTCTTCCTCATGGGCCTCTGCTTCTTTAGCTGCCCTTTCCAGTTCTTATGCTCGGACGGCTTCTTATGTCTCCGTCGCAAATAGCGCATCCTATGCGGAGTATGCGCCGCTTGCCCTCACATCAATTTTTACGGATACCGCGTCTTATGCGCTCAGCGCAACTTTTGCCGAAACGGCCTCATTGTCAGTAGATGCGTTGAGCGCATCCTATTCCCGGACCGCATCTTACGCTTTAAATAGCAGCCCTGGAGGCACAACCCTTAATACGGGATCAAAATATCCCATTACTGCGTCCTGGGCGGATACTGCTTCCATTACGATCACGGCCCAAACCGCGAGTTATGCCCTGACCGCTTCCTATGCGTTAAACGGAGGCGGCTCGGGAGGCGCAGTCATTACTTCGGGTTCGACCTGGAATATCACCGCATCCGTCGCATTGACCGCAAGTTATTTTAGTGGTTCAATTTCCAACGCAACTCAAGCCACCTCCGCTTCCTATGCGACGACTGCCTCTTATGCGTTGAACGGAGGTAGTAGTGGTCTGGCCCTCCCACCCTACGATTATTCCAATGTCACTTACGCCGGGCCACTCAATCAGATATCCGATTGTACTTATAAACTTGGGGGTCAGTTTGGGACCACGGTCTGTGTCGTAACGGTATTATACTCCGGTTCTATGTTCGCAGGCGTCTCCAAGTCATTAGGATGATACTTATTAATATAATATGGCTACAATAACAATAACATCAAGTGTAAATATGGCAAATGTCGCATTTGCCAACTTCGATAGTTTGGTTATCAATAACGGCGCAGTGGTGACCGTAGATACGTCGCAGATAAAATGTTGGAAAAGCGTCACCATCAATAACGGAAACTTATTCATCCAAAACACTTCAAGTACAATCCCCATTCGTTTTATGATGGGGCGGAGCAGCGGCGCGACAGCCAATTCAATCACCCCCACATCAGGTTTAGGTTCTGTCGAAATAACGGGTAGCTGGATATATTTGGATAATGGCGACGGCACGCCATATCAAACCATAATCAACCCCTACACCGATTCCGTGCCGGCAATCTGGGTTGAGACCGCATCTGGCTCAAATGATTTTGAACCGTGGATGAATTTAACCACGACGGTTGGTGAAGCCCAACAATTTTTTAAGAAGAATTTGGACTTTGCGTGGACGGGTAGCGCAGGGAAATTTTTCACTCAGGCGACTATCAACGAACCTTACCCCACCAATTTTACCGGCAGCCGGTCCGCCAGTGCTTTATCGCCCATTGAAAGTGGTTTTCCATTATTGTATACCGCATCCTTAGCCTGCGGCGATGGTAATGGCAACGGAAATGTATTTCCTTCTGAGTCCCGGATTCGGATTCCCAACATAATACTCACCGACGTAACGCCATTGAATTTACAGACCGCCACCAGCGCGACCAGCTGTAACTTTGTCTATACCGCCGGCGGCGTGTTTCGGTGTAATACCGCATTGTTTGATGAAGCGTGGGCTAATTTTACCCAGGCGCAAATTTGTGAAATGAAAAACTGCGCCTGGTCGGAATATCCCACGATATCGGAATGTTATTCATTGACCATTGACAACGTCGCCTTTGCTTCTCATCCTGTGCGTCGTTATTTTACTTTAGCCTCCGGCTGGATCACCCGGGATCAACGTTGGGGCGGCACCCAGGGTGGGATCATATGGTCGTACATCAATGGCGCCAATATCAATAAGATGTATGTTGCGAACTTCGGCAGAGTGGCTCTGGCCTCCAACCAAAACACAGCCACCGCCGCGACCTTCACGGGAACGGTGTATATTAATAATGCCACCAATTTAACCATAAATAAATTAAAAACCTTTAACTTTTTCAATCCGAAAAACTTTGATTATGGTTTATGTCTAAACTTCGTCAACGATTCAGAATTTACCAATCTTGAAATGTATGGGGGCGAAGCCTTCAATATTCAAAACAGCATCGGTAATACTTTTACTGCCATCACTCATTCTCAGGGTTATAACGGAGGGAGTTATGGTTTTACTTCCAACTGGCGCCGTGGCATTGACCCTCTGACCAATGCGCCGTATGTTCTGGGTCAACCTTATTGGTATAAATTTCGTTCCTTCCGTAATACTCAATTCACCGAATCGGTGAACAATGATTTACCCTATTATTACCAGACGGGCTCCGAATATGTTGACAGCCGACCATTCTCCGCAACGCCCTATACCGCCAGCGGAGCGGATGCCAGGAATCATCCGGATTATTTCGGAGTTTTCCCCATCAACACGGGCGCGGGACCTGGCCCCCTGGCGACAACCGCTTCGTGTGTCTGGATTCGGCGTGATCCGTCATTAGGTTATCAGATATTCCGGCAGACGGAATCGTTTGATGATACCGCATCCGCCGTGATGGTTTATTCATCCTCAACCGTCGCCACGGTCACTTTCAATGACACCGGCTCATTGTTGGGCGGCACCGGATTTACTTATGGCCAACCATACTACTATGTACTCAGAAAGTTTAGCACTTCAGGAGTTTATAGTGATAGCGCGCCGCAGATATTTATCCCCCTTGCCGCACCCACTTCTTCGAATCTAATATTACAATCGTCTGTATTTGATAACGCAACGTGGTTTAAAAGCAATGTCACGGTGACGGCGGGCGCTAGGATATGTCCAAATGATACCTTGATTGGTACGAGCGCAGTTTTATCCGGCGATCAATTATTATTTACCAATTCTGCGGGCTACGTCACCCAGTCGGTGTCCGTTATCGCTAACACGCCCTATGTTTTTTCAGTATATTTAGCCGCCTTGACTTCCAGTGTATCCATGTCCCTTTCGGCTTCAATTGGAGCGACCAAGGCCAGTGCGTCCTGCGTGGCAACCCAGGGGTGGAACCGGTTTACTTTACCCTTCACTCCCACCTTTACTACCACCACCGCATCCGTGGGAATTTATGGCCGGGGCATTATTCCAACCAATACAAAAGTTTGGGCGGCGCAAGCTCAATTAAATACAGGAATAGTAGCCCATCCCCACAACAATACTACGACGGTTCCCGTCTCCCAGTCGGTCGCAGATCAAATGCCGACTTCCGTCCGAACGTGGAGTCGGGGCCCCCAAGGTAGCGGCACCGAAATATTGTTCGGTGGTTTGGTCGGAAGTTCGCATCACTGGGAATTACATTGTGGAACTGCTTCTAATTTTGTTCCTGAAAAGAAGACTCTGATCGCGGATTCCGTTGCCAGGGGGATTGCGCAACCAATATATCTATATAATGCGGCCAACAATGTTTTTGATGGTTTTAGACAACCATACAAGAATACCGGTTTTGGTCTGACATTCCTAACGTTAGTTAACGCGGCGTCCAATAATCGTTTTTTGAATTTTGACATTGATTACAATTATTCCGCCGCGAATTTAATTAACGTGTCAGTCTTATCCAACGACAATTTTATTCACAATTGGAACATTGGTGGTTTTAGAAATTATGTGTCCACAAACTATTTGGTCACGGGAGTAAACAATGCTCAGGGCTTAATAATGCAAAATGTGTATGCGAATAACGCGGATATTCCTTTGTGTAATGTAGCTACCGCACCCCTGGCGGTTGAACTAAAAAATGTTTCAGCGGCAAATGCACGCCCTGCCACGAACGCCGTGGTTCACGCGTTAGGTTCTACAACCGATGGGGTGGGTGTCTCCTATACAACCGTCTACGATATTATTTTTAATCAATTTGATTGGAAAAGCAATACAGGATCATTACATCTCTGTTTCAATGCGTCATCCCGTTCCCCCCTACCCTACACTATCACAGGAAGTGTTCAGTTCGCAAATACAGGAAGATTATATTTCCTTGAAACCGGAAGTTCGATTACCTACACTTGGCCATATAAAATCTACGGAATCAGTGGATTTTTACCCGAACTTAAACTGCCTGGAGATTTTATAGTGGACTCCCCTTTTATTAGCGGCGCAGAGCTTGGAAACCAGATCACATCGTCTTATTCCTTATTAAAAGAAGTCGCAATCGATTCCGGAACGGGTTATGGTGATTGGATTGAAATCGGTCCCGCTTTAACCGAAAGCGTAGTGGACGCAACAAGCGGTTTCAATATGCGAGTGCGGCTGACGGCTCGGCCGGGATTAAGGTATGCGAGCCAGGCCCTACCATTTGTTATAGACCGTTATATTACAGGATCCATTACCAATGCCATTGCCCGGGTTGTCGCAGATGAAGATTTAGGCGTGACCGGAACCTTGATTTTAGCGGATATCACCGGCTCATTTTCCGGATCGGAAGTCATCCGCAGCAATAACCTATCCTATGCGACTTGTTCCCAGACGGCCGCAACTTCCCGAGCCATATTACCAAATGCGACTTCGTATATCGATGGACTACAAATATTTACAACCGTTGATACCGGATCATTTTATCCTGTATCTCGACCCACGATCACTTTAACAGGAGTAACTTCCGGTTCAAAAGTTGACATAATCCGGGAAGCCGACTCTTACATTTTGGATGCG